TACGGCAAACCAAAAGAAACAAAAGAGGTAACGTTAGCTGGGGAGCAACCTATCTTCAATATTGAACTTTAAGGCCACAACCGCAATAAAAAAGATGCTTGCCATGAAGGGCAAGAAGCGGATAGTGCAGGGGGGTACATCCGCAGGCAAAACCTTTGGCCTGGTTGTTATCTTAGCAGACCGCGCTATAAAGACCCCTAACCTTGAAATATCCATTGTTGGCCCTACGATACCCCACCTTAAAAAAGGGGCGTTAAAAGACTTTAAAAAGGCCTTGACAATACTTAACCGTTGGGACGAAAACAGGTGGCACGGGGGCGATTCAAAATACACCTTTACCAACGGATCTTACATTGAGTTCTTTTCGGCAGACCAACCCGACAAGGTAAAAGGGCCAAGAAGGGATGTGCTATACATTAACGAGTGCGACCTGGTTCCCTTTCAAACCTTCCACGCCCTAATGATTAGGACGGCAGAAGAAATATGGTTAGACTTTAACCCTACCCACGAATTTTGGGTTCACAAAGAAGTTTTAAAAGACCCGGATGCTGAATTCCTAAAACTGACCTATCAAGACAACGAAGCGTTAAGCGAATCTATCCGAAAGGAAATAGAAAGCGCAAGGGGAAAGAAGGGAGCATTTTGGGAAAACTGGTGGAAGGTGTACGGCCTTGGAGAGATCGGCTCTTTAACCGGGGCTTGTATTCCTGAATGGGAAGAAATCGCTTTCCCCGAAGAAGCCAGGCTACTTTGTTACGGATTGGATTGGGGGTACTCTCAAGACCCGACCTGCCTGGTGGGGGTGTACGAATACAACGGGGGGTATTTGTTTGATGAAGTATTTTATAAGAAGGGGCTTTTAAATTCCGAGATAAGCGCACTATTAAAGGCCAATGAAGTAAACGACATTATTTGGGCCGATAGTGCCGAACCAAAGTCTATTGCAGAACTACAAGTCTATGGGCATTTTATAGAGCCAGCCCCTAAAGGAAGTGATTCGATTAGGTACGGTATTCAACTCATAAACCAAAATAAGATTTACGTTTCTTCCCGTTCTGAAAACATAAAAAGAGAGTTAAGGCATTACGTTTGGATGACAAACAAAGACGGGGAAGAACTCCCCAAGCCCGTGGATGCTTTCAACCATTCCATAGATGCAATGCGTTACGCCCTTATGGGGCAGTTAGAAAACCCAACGGCAGGGCAGTATCACATCTATTGATTTTACACAAACTACCCCTAATATTGTTTTTAAATAAAAATGCGATTAGAGGTATTCGCAACCCTTTCCGATGTTCCTTTAAAGAACTGGCAGCGTCTAATGGAGATGCAAAAGCCGGATGAAGAAGGCAACCCAACCCCGGTATCTGAAATAGAAACCATTTCAGCCCTTCTGGACGTTTCAATGGACACATTGAGGCGTGTAGAGGCCAGCAGCATAGAAAAGCTATCGGCGCACATTAAAACGCTTTTTGACAGGCAATACAACCTTATCCGCTTCTTTCACTTGGACGGCAAGGAGTTTGGTTTTATTCCGAACTTAGACCAGGCCACCTGGGGGGAGGCCTCCGACATTGAGGATTACATTTCCAATCCTGAAACTTTTCACAAAGCTATGGCCGTTATGTTTCGCCCGGTAACCTTATCAAGGGGCAGGGGAGGAAACCGCAAGTATCAGATAGAGGAATACCAGCCGGGCAAGTATGATGCAATGATGTTGGATGCTCCTTTGGATGTTGCTTTGGGGGCGCAGGTTTTTTTTTGTCGTTTAACCGCCGACTTAGTGGCCTCTACCCAGAATTATATGAAGCAGGAATTACCGGAAATGATAAGCAAAGGTTTTTTAGCAGAAAATGGGGAAGGTATAATCAACTCTATACTTTGGCTGGAGGAAATTTCCAAAAAATGGAGGACGCAAGCCGACAGAATATACACTCCTGCTTGATGCATTTGGCCTTTTTAGTTGACAAGGCAGAAGCCGAACGGATACAATCTAATTACTAATGAAAGAATAGTGAAAGCACTACTAAACGTAATCGACGTTATAAACGAAACCTTAGAAGAACACCCGTTTGTTAAGACGGTAACCTATGGGGATATTTTCGACGTGGATCTGTCCAAGCAAACTTTGTTCCCGTTGTCGCATTACATTGTATCGCAGGTAACGTATTCCGATCAGATTTGGCTTGTAGAGATTTCTCTTTTGACGATGGACATCCCGGCAGACGAAACAAGGCATACCACCACAATGGCAGAACAAATGTCCGTTATCGGAAAGTTGTGCGAGGTATTACAACGGGGGGATTTAAGGGACGAAAAATACCACCTTCAAAACGACCCCGTTTTGGTTCCGTTTAAGGACAGGGACATTAACGGACTTTACGGATGGGAAACCACTTTGTTAATTGAGGTGCCTAATGAAATGCCCGTATGAATGAGGTAGAAAAAACAATGTCTGACTTTGCCAAAAAGGTAATTAAGGATGCCCGTAAAAACCTAAAGGCAAAGAAGCAAACCGGAAAGCTTGCCAATAGTTTGCGCCACGAACTAACGGTGTTCCCTTCCGGGGTTTTTACATTGGAGTTCTTCATGAATGAGTACGGCCTTTTTCAAGACAAAGGGGTCAGCGGGGTAGAAAAGAAATACGCAACGCCTTACTCTTACAAAAGAAGGGGTGGGGCAGGATCGCTAAAGGGTATGCCACCTCCCCGGGTATTTGACAGGTGGAGCAAGAACGCCACCCGTTCTTCAAGTGGAAGGTTCACGAAAAGGAAAGGGGTAAACTTTGCAGCGGCCCGCACGGTATTTCTAAGGGGTATCAGGCCGTCCCTTTTCTTTACTAAGCCCTTCGATAAGTATTTTTCAGATTTGCCCGACCAGGTGGTAGAGGCATACGGATTAGAACTTGATAAAACATTCAAAGCATGGCTAACCCGCCCCAACTACACGGGGCCAAATCCTAACGTATGATTCACGCAAGATCGCCATACTATTTTTCTTTAGCAGCGGCAACTTCAACTTGGGCTTCCGTAGAACTGGAACTCTACATCTACACGGGAACATCGGAGGCCACGGGAGCGGGAAGCCAACCCGCCACGGCTACGGTTGTGTTAAAGGCTCCGCTTATTGATCATGACGGCAATGGAACGGGGGAGGTTCACATTGATATTTCCCCGTATTGTTTAGACCAGATGAAGCGTACCGTAAGGGCCGACACCGGGAGTATTACAAACGAAAACGGGATATGGGTGGATTGGAGGCACAGGCTTGTTAATGCGGCAGGCGCACCTGGGGCGTGGTCAAGCTTCACCTATTCGGCAGCAGTACCAGGATGGATAACCATTGAAGAAGGGAAGAATTACACGGGAGATATTTCAAGCAACCCAGAAAACAGGATGATGATTACAAGGGGCGGAACGATGTACTACCCGGTGGAGGCGAACCAAAACTTTTACATTCCCTTCGATGACTTTGACTACGGGGCGGCAACGGTTCCCTTTTACAAATGGAACGGTACCACCCGCACCACAATACCCACAACCCTGGATAATGCGATAAACATTTCCACCCTGATAAGCTATGTTGAAGTAGACCCGGATGTAACAACTCCCGACACGATAGAAATTCAGGCCGGGGATGGAGGCGCAGGGTTTATAACGATGTTCAAAGTAGCCCCCATTGATTTACGGGGCAGGGATTTGTATAAGGTGTTTTTCATTAACAAGTGGGGGGCGATACAAACGATGTGGTTTTTTGGCCGGGCAGACAGAACCCTAAACACTACGGGGCAAACTTTTCAAAGGACAAACCTTGAATCGGACGGGACCATAGATGCCAAGACACACAAAAAGAAAAAGTACTTTGTAAACGGACGGGAGAACATCACGTTGAACTCATGGTGGCAAACCGAAAACAACAATCCGTGGTTTAAAGAACTCTTTTTGTCCGAAGATATTTGGATACGCCTTCCAGGGGATGCAACGCCCACCCCGGTAAATATCGTATCAACCTCTTTTCAGGAGAAAACCCAAAGATGGGATAAGATGATTAACTACACCATTGAGTTTGAGTTCTCATCGAATTATATGCAATGACGGTAGACCTGTACATAAATGACATAAGGGTAGACATTGACCCTTCCGTAGTTATATCCATCAACGATGCCATCCAAAACGTAAGGGAACCGGGCAGCGTTTTTGGGTTGTACTCAAACACCTTCTTGCTTCCTGCCACCCCAAACAACGGAAAGGTTTTCGGAAGGTGGGAGTATGAACACGCCCTTACATCTTTCGACCAAAGGTATACCGCCCCGGCCAAGATACTAATCAACGGCGCACTATGGAGGGAGGGTAAAATAAGGCTTCTAAGCGCATCGACTAAAGAGGGAAAGGCCCAGGACTACAAAGTAGCCTTTACAGGCCAGCTAACCACCTTAAAAGAGATATTGGGGGAGGATAGTTTGGAGCAGTTAGACTTTAGCGCATACGACCACGATTATACCGAAGCAAACGTAAGAACAGGACTAACCACGTCTTTATCGTCCGGGGCCATTCGGTATCCCCTTATCACGCATACGACAAGATATTTTTACACGACACAATTCGAGGATGCGGGTGGGAACCCTTTAGACCATACCGAACTAAAGCCCGCCATTCAGCTTACCAAGATAATGGATGCCATCGAAGCAAAGTACGGCATCACATGGGCATCGGGAGGGTTTTGGGAAGATACGGATTTTGACGATTTGTATTTGTGGTGCCACAGGGCCGCCGGGGACATTGCCGGGGGTTCGGAACAACAAGAAGTTGAAGTGCCTTACTCGGTGTGGGCTTTTGAATCAGGAACGGACGTTGCTCCCATCACAACCGTATCCACGTCAAACGGTATTCCGGTAAACCCGGTAACGTATGATTTGGACTTTGCGGTGGTGCCTAATGACACATCCCTTTACGATGTGGTTATTGTCGATGAAGTTTCGGGAAGTGAAATATCAAGATGGGAAAATCAGTCCGGCAGTACCACGTTTACCGCCACGGTTTCTTCCGGTGCATCAAGAACGTGGGAGCCTAAGTTAATTGTTAGGACTACGGATGGGTTGGCGAGTTTTACCGTTACCCTGACCCTTGACAAAAAGACAAACGTATTCGGCTCCATCACAACCATTACTGGAGTGTACGATGACTTAGACGCCACCTACACCCTAAATTCATTTATGCGGATTCAATCGCAAATCCCAAAAATGAAAATCATAGATTTCCTTTCCGGCCTTTTTAAGATGTTCAACCTTACGGCCTACTTTAACGATGCCGGGGAGGTAGTTGTAGAAACGCTGGACGATTACTACGATAGCGGAAGGGTATGGGATTTAACCCCGTACCTGGATGCGAATTACACGGTGGAAAGGATTGCCCCTTATTCGCAAATAGATTTTAAGTTTGCGGACAAGGCCTCCAAGCTTGCTATAAAGTGGGACGAAGAATTTTCTACCAACGAAACCACCACCTACGGATACAACAGAAGGTATGGGGAACTATCT